CTTAAACTTTGAAGTTTTGACGAGTTTCTCACCATTCTTAGCGACGAATGATTTCATCCGTTCAACTTCACCACGGGGCATCTTCCTGGTGTACTTGAGCGCGACCTTTTTGTTTCCTACGACGAACACAGTCGATGACATTTTTTAATATTTATCTATAATAAAATATGATCGCCTTCATTATTCTCATGATTATCAACGTGTTCATTTTCACCCAGACTGGTGTGAAGACCCCCGTCGAAAATGGTAAAAAGTGGACTGTTTTCGGAACCATGGGTTGTGGATGGACCCGAAAGCAGTTGGACTACATGAAGAAGAATGGAAAGCCTCATGAGTTCGTCGATTGCGACGAGAGTGGCTGCGACGGTGTGGAGGCTTTTCCCACTCTCGTAAGCCCTGATGGTGAGAAGACTGTTGGTTACAAGGAGGTTTAAATACCACGAACGACAGCGAGAGAAAGGGAGAGGATGAAGGCGTCGAGGAGAGTCTTGATGGGCTTGAGCACTGTGATATGCTGCACGAGGGAGCGGTTCCACACGAGACGGAGGAGGAAAGTGCCGATGAGAATGTTAAGCACGAAGATGAGAAACTCGGTAAGCATCTCGGACTTGCTTTGAGCCTTGGTAACTTCCTGAATCATTTATTACATATGGATATTTTTTTCTAGCTAAACTACAAATGAAAGGACTGCCTCTGAGTGGATCCGAAAGTAAGTTCACAAACAGGCGTTGGGGAACAACGACTGGTATTGGGAACAATAACTGCTACGCCTATGCGGTTGGCGACTACGAGGCATACAGGTGGCAAAAGTCCATTCCTGGTGATCGATCGGGACTTTCTAATGGACACCACAACTATACACATTGTACGGGTCTCCCCAATCGTGTAGTTTCGGACAATCCCACGAAGGTTTACAAAGCCAAGGCTAACGAAAAGTGTAAGAAGGGGTACTACAAAGTCATGATGTTCGTGTGTCCTGGGCGACCAACAAACTACATTCGTCAAGGAGACTTCCACTTCTATAAGCAACACGGTGTCGTAGAATATAAAATCAAAACAGGTGACACTATAGCATCTGTGGCAAAGTTTTTCAAGGTTCCCGAATCACGAATAAAGAGGGCCGGTACTTTCAAAGTAGGTAAGAGGATCGTCTTCAAGGCGAACGTCTTCAGTCACAAGCGTGGGTGGGCTACTGGACCACTTCTGACTGATGCGAATGGGAAGAGCATCACGGATCCTCGCAAGGCTTCTAGGAACTATCCAGGTCTAAACTATGAGAGGTACTGCAGTTCATTCTGCGTCAAAAACCGTGGGATCAAAGTCGGTAAGACTCACCCCAAGGTCAGCAAGAATACTGTCTAGGTCTGGCTGATTTTCGACATCGAAGGTGATATCGAATAGATCTAAAACGTCAAATATAGATTCTTCGTTCAAGGACACAGAGTTCGCCGCTGCTGTGTAATTGTTATGAATCGTGACGACGATTTTGAATTGAGATGCATCAAACACTTTTCTACATGTCGGGCACGTGTTCTTACCTTGATCTTTCCATCCCTGTAGACAGTGGGAATGAAACATATGTCCACATCGGATCGGGGGATTTATCCTTGTTGATCTGACTTCATTGAGACATATGGAACATGTCGACATTCTATAGGAAGGTTTTAAAGTTTTTTCCGTGATTTTTCTCAGTTAGTAGATGTCGGGAACCTTGAGAAGGGGTTTGTCGCAAGTCTTGCAGTTATCCTTACCCTGCTCCTCATGCACCTTGGAGAGAAGCTCGGGACCCTGCTTCTGGAGAAGTTGGCGGTACGAGTAGTTGTCTTCGAAAGAGATGCCATTTTGCTTCATGACATAGTTGTTGAAGAGTTGAGAGGAAGTGTTCACAGTGAAGCACCGGCCATCAGCCATACCAAGTCGCTGAGACATTTTGTTACTATTACATCAGAAATTAATTTGTCTATTGGTAATCGTCTTCATCCAAGATTCAAATCCCTTCTCTCTGAGTTTTTTAATGAAGGGTTCACATTTATATCCGAGGTAAACATCAAAGACATCAGTCTCTTCTGTGTGTGAAACCCTAATTTGAGGATTCTCGTTGATGTGCTGGTTTATGATGTTGTAAGCGAATGCAATCTCCTTCAGGGTCTCCGCACCAGTGATGATGATCTTACCAGTGCTGAAAATACTGCAAGTGATCTCCTTCATGTCATGGGCTGGCTTGAACTTGATCTTGACGGCCGAATACCTGTCTGGTTCGAAAGAAACTTTGAAGATGTCGTTGTACTCTTCGAACCAGTCAGCCACTTTCATGAGGTTGATGTTGTAGTTGAGACTGAAGTTGGAGTTGATCATGACAACCCTGAAAGAGTCGACGGGAAGCTGGATCTCCAAACCGAGGAAAGTCTTGAAGATGTACACGAGCTGGGTGATGATGCGCTTGCAGTCGAAGAGGTCACAGCATCCCGCCACTTGAATCGAACCGTTTGGAAAAACCTTGACAGACTTGGTGCTGTAGGTGTCATTGTAGGTGAGGGTCACCTGGTTATAGAAAGTCGTGGGCTTCAGCTTCCACTCAAAGCCATCGGTGTTTGTACCCTTGCGTCGCATCTTGTAGGATCCAATCCTCTCAAAGATCGACCTGAGCTTCTTTATGTCAATCTCTTGGATAAAGCTCGAGACCATAGTGATTGTCGTAATCTTAACCCAAGACGGACGGATATCTTCGGGTAGAGCGTTTCGCATCTCATCGAGGGTGAGGAGATACGAAAAACTGTTGTTGGCGATTGATGAGTACATTTTTTCAACATAGTTTTTATGTTTGGGGTGGGGTCACTTAGGTGTTTAAAGATTACTTTTTATGTTAAGGTACATGACTTCCTTTATCAAGTCTGCCAAATCTGTGCACGATGTGGAGTCCGACCTCGCCTACGTTGAAATTGTGTACGAGCGGTACATGAAGGGTAAGGGATATGAGACATACACAGACTACATCAACACAGAACCACTCGCGGATTGGACGTACCTCGAGTCCGAGAAGCAGTCTATTCCGTATGAAAAGTTCCTCGATAGCATGGTCAATAAGACACTGGAAGTTAGGCAACGAATGGCCGAACTCGTTCTCGAAAACATACTGTCCTACGAACAAACGAACAGGGTGTATGTACGAATCGCACACGCTATGAAAATTCTAGATCCAACATTCCAACCACCTCGAGTAAACATGGAGAGTGCTTGGCAGATGGAGATTATCAAGAAACTATGCAAGAAGTACGCACCTTATGCTATTCAGTACTGTACTAAGAAATCTCGCCTCGAATACTTCTTCAACGTTTTACGTATAATAGAACTAGAGTGAGGACCAGGAGAGCTAAGAATATCCAGAAATAGGGGATACTCTTGTTCGACACACCGACGATCACCTCCTTCTTGGGGCGAGTAAACCCATAGTCGATGTTGCGTCGAGGGTGTACCTTCTTATCGATGAGACAGGGTTCGGTCTCATTAGCACACAAACCAGTATTGCAGAAAACACTCTTCACTTGGATGGGAAGTATTTTGGGCTTTACCTCGACAAAATCCTCAAAATTACCTGTCTGTCGCACACCTCCTGGAAGGGAGAAGTCATGTGTGACAAATGGGTTCACATCGTTGATGGCGTCATCATCGTTGAGCATAAACTTACTCATCGTTATTAATACTACTTCAGATTATAATTCTTGTCGTGTATTTTGGATCGATGTTCTTCCCACATCTTATCTAGATCAACATTCAGCATGTGTGCCAACTGAAAAAGATAACTGAACACATCTCCCATTTCCATCATTACATCTGTACCCCGTTCCTTCTTGAGGTTCGTCTTCTTGTACGTCTTCTTGTACTGCCGAATGGCCGATGCAAGTTCCCCGAATTCCTCCGTCAGAAGAAGCCACACGGTGTCCACTGCAGCTCGATCCCATCCCTTGGATTTACATACTTTTTCTGTTTCAACTTTGTAGTAGTTTAGACTCATTACTTACATTTTATTGGAATCCAATCTTTAATTAATTCCAATCTTGTTGTTGAAATCGATCTTGTTTCCGGTGGTACTGGTATTGATGGGCTGATCCAGGGGAACACTAATCGTCTCTATGTCGCGAGTATACGCGATGTATTGAGACACACCCGTTTGGATCTGAGAAACGGCAGTGGCAATCACACGGGTGTTCAGCTCTTTGACCTGCTCCTTCACTCGGTTGTAGTGATCGCCCGAGTTGTTGATGAACACCATACGCATGATACCGTAAAGGTCATCGGGGTTTTGATAGTCGATGGCGATACCAGTCTTGTCCTTGAATGTCTGACGAATGCCACGCTGGAGAAGATTTTTGTTAAATTCCGAAAAAAAGAGAGTGTTCAGTGGGGTCTCACACTGTTTGATGGAATCGAGGTGGAGGTTATCACACATTTAATATACTCGACGAAAAAAAATTGTATGTAAATAGTAAATGCTGAACTTTGCTGACTTCAACGAAGTATATGCCAGCAAGCCCCCAAATTTTGAGGAAATTCCATGCAAGCCTCCAGCCTGCTTCGTGGGTTCGTATGCCCCCGTGGCGAAGGCGGGTGAAGATGGCCCCTTCTACGTGAACACCTACCTTCTTCAACCGAATCGTAAGTTCGAAACCTTCGGAACTGTGCCCGTGAGGAGCAAGGATCTCGAGAACTGCAAGAAATAAGTTAAAAATAAAAGTGGATGTGTAAATATATGAGGGTTGTTAAACGCTCAGGTCGTGTTGAGGATATGCGCTTTGATAATGTCACCAACAGGATCAAGAACTTAACGTACGGACTTTCCGAAAATTGTGATTCTTCCAAGGTAGCCCAACAAGTATTCTCTTCCATGTATGATAACATTACCACTCAAGAGATTGACATTTTGTCAGCTGAAATTTGTATCGGAATGATCACTTCCGACCCCGATTACGAAACTCTCGCGACACGCATCATAGCAAGTAATATTCAAAAGGTGTGTCCCAACAACTTTCACTTAGCTATGAGAAAGCTTCATAAGGCTGGTGTCATCACCGATGAAGTCGTCGAAGTTGCTCAACAGGTGAAGGAACACATCAAGACGGATCGGGATTTTGACTTTGGATATTTCGGACTCAAAACTCTCGAAAAGAGTTACCTCCAGAGGGTTGATGGAAAGCTCATAGAAACACCTCAATATTTGTTTATGAGAGTTTCCATAGGCATTCATGGTAAGGACGTCCCTGCCGTCCTCGAGACGTATGATAAGATGTCACAAGGCTATTTCATCCATGCCACACCCACTCTCTTCAATGCAGGAACACCCCGACCACAGATGTCTTCGTGTTTCCTAATTGCAAACAAGGCGGACTCGATCGATGGCATCT